CATCTGCACCTGATCCAACTCCAAGTCTTTCAGGATCAACACCAGGACAAACTGGATCATGGGAAGACCTTGGTGGTCCTACTCCAGAAAATTATAAATCAGATGATGATTCAGCAAAACTGAAAACACCAGGAACAACTCTTAAGCAAGTTAGAGATGTTGTAAATAAGGGTGCAAAACCTGCTGAAGCAATGAAAGAAGAAGAAGATCTTGAAGATGAAGATATTCTTTCTGAAGAGGAAGGAGATGAGGATGAAGTAGAAGAAGTTGAAGAGACTGAAGAAGATGATGAAGAAGATGAAGATGGAGTAGTAGAAGAAGAGTACGACATTGAAGAAGATGTAAATGCTCTTCTTGCCGGTGAGGATCTCTCTGAAGAGTTCCAAGAAAAGGCAAGAACAATTTTTGAGGCTGCTCTTCGTTCCAAAGTTTCTGAAATTAAAGAATCTCTTGAAGAGCAGTATTCCAATGTTCTTGCAGAGGAAATCGAAGAAATTAAGACCGAACTTGCAGAACGTGTAGATTCATACCTTGAGTATGTTGCTGACGAGTGGATTTCTGAAAATGCACTCGCAGTCGAACAAGGTCTTAAGACTGAAATGACTGAATCATTCCTCCAAGGAATGAGAGGTCTTTTTGAAGAACATTATGTAACAATCCCTGAAGAAAAATATAATGTACTTGAGAGTATGGTAGAAAAACTTGATGATATGGAGACTAAACTCAACGAGCAAATCGAAAAAAATATTTCACTCAACAAGCGTCTCTCAGAGTCGGTTGCTGATGGAATCTTTGAACAAGTTTCTGAAGGTCTTGCAGACACTCAGAAAGACAAGCTCGCTTCACTTTCCGAAAGTGTTGAGTTTGAAAGTGAGATAGAATATCGTGAAAAACTGGAGACATTGAGGGAATCATATTTTCCTTCAAGAGGAGTTTCTCCTTCCGCAAGAACTGAAACTTTGTCTGAGGGATTAGATGCTGCACCAGAATCTTATTCAGGTTCAATGGCTAGTTATCTGAAGACTCTTTCAGCATTCAGCAAATAATTGAATTTAATATAATTCAAACCAAAAAACAAACACTTAACAAAGGTAAAAGCAAATGTTCCAATCAGAGCATCTGCAGGAAAAGTGGGCACCTCTTCTCAATTATGAGGGTCTTGATTCAATCAAAGATTCACATCGTAGAGCGGTAACCGCAGTCCTGTTAGAAAACCAAGAAAGATTTTTAAGAGAGCAATCCTCTTTCGAAACCGCAGGTTCATTCCTGACGGAAGCACCAACCAACGCTGTTGGTAATGGTGGATTTACTGGAGGATCCGCAGCGGCAGGTCCTACTGCAGGTTTCGATCCCGTTCTGATCTCATTGATCAGACGTTCAATGCCTAATTTGATCGCCTATGATATCGCAGGCGTTCAACCAATGAGTGGTCCTACTGGACTTATCTTCGCAATGCGTTCACGTTACACCAATCAGTCTGGTACTGAAGCATTCTTCAACGAAGCTGATTCAGCATTCTCTGGTCAACCTGCTGGTTTTAACGATGTTGCTGGATTCAGTGATGCTAATGCTGGTATGGGTACTACTGCCCAAGGTGGTGTTAATCCTTCAGTTCTTAACCCTGTTGGTAGTGCTAATTCTACTGCATACAATGTAGGTCAAGGTCTACGCACCGATTCTGCTGAGAATCTTGATGGCACCGGTACTGATGCTTTCAACCAGATGGCTTTCTCAATCGAGAAAGTTACTGTTACTGCGAAGTCTAGAGCACTCAAGGCTGAGTATTCATTAGAACTTGCTCAAGACATTAAGGCCATTCACGGTCTGAATGCTGAAGCAGAATTGGCAAACATTCTCTCAACCGAGATTCTTGCCGAAATCAACCGTGAAGTTATCAGAACCGTCTATAAGGTTGCTGAACAAGGTGCAGTACAAAACACTGCTACACCTGGCATCTTTGACTTGGATATTGACTCCAACGGTCGTTGGTCAGTTGAGAAGTTCAAGGGTCTTCTGTTCCAAATCGAGCGTGATGCTAACGCAATCGCACAAAGAACTCGTAGAGGAAAGGGCAATGTTATCCTTTGCTCTGCTGACGTAGCTTCAGCACTCACAATGGCGGGTGTTCTTGATTACACCCCTGCTCTTAACAGCAATCTGAACGTTGATGATACTGGCAATACTTTTGCTGGTACATTGATGGGCAAATTTAAGGTCTACATTGACCCATATGCTGCTAACCTAACTTCTGCTAACGGAACTCCAGGTAATCAGTATTATGTCGTTGGTTATAAGGGTACTTCCCCTTATGATGCTGGACTCTTCTATTGTCCTTATGTTCCTCTCCAAATGGTTCGTGCCGTTGGTGAGAACAACTTCCAACCAA